CACGCGTCGGCGACGATGCGACTGAGGCACCAACGCAGGCCGGTATACTGCCCATGACCGACGATCAACGAGCGTGGGCATAAGCATGGCCAAGCGAACGACCAAGCGTGACAGCGTGAAGAGCATCGAACCCGACGACCGCACCATTCCCGGTGCGTGGGTATCGGCGTCGCTGATTCCGGGCGAGGCCTCGACCTCATACACGAATCAGAACACGGGCCGCGACTACGACTTGGTGACGCGAGGCATCACGGGCACGGCGTGGCGTGCGGCGTCGATCAACGCGACGGTGCTGAGCGGTCAGACGCTTCGCCTGTACCGTGTGGCGGGCACGACTGGAAGCAAGACGGGCCGGAAGATCGCCGACCGTCGGCAGGTGAAGCACGCGACGAACCGCGGTCGGACGAAGTCGCTGATCGGCAAGGCGGCGATGTACGCCGGGCGGGCGGGCGAGGATATCGAGGAGGTGCTCGACCACCCAGTGCTCGACCTGCTGCAGAACCCGGACCCGATCTACACGGGCCCGCTGTGGCTCTGGATGCTGTTCTGGTTCAAGGAGATCGCTGGCCGGGCGTACATCTACGTCGGCGAGCGTGGCACGGGCAACGTGCCGGTGTCGGCGTACATCCTGCCGAGCGAGTTCGCATGGCCGATCCTAAGCGACACTGGCCTGATCGGCGGGTACTACTACGGGCGTAACCGCTCGTCGCCGATGCGGATTCCGTCCGACGACGTGGTGTATCTGCGGCAGCACGGATCTCCCATTCACCCGGCGGGCGGCATGTCGTGGCTGTTCAGCGTGCTGGCGGAAACCGACATGGAGGCGGCGGCATTGCAGGCCGAGGCCCAGCGATGGCTGAACGGAGGAATGCCAGGCATGGTGTTCAAGGCGTCGCCGACGACGACCGACGCCCAGATGAAGCAAATCAACGCCCACCTGAACCAGAGTACCCGCGGAGTCGGCAAGGCCGGAAGCGTGCTCCTGCTTCGCGACACGGACCTGATCCAGTACGGCACGAAGCCCCACGAGATGCAGTACGTCGAGGGCATCACGACGACCGAGAAACGGATCTACGACGCGGCGGGCATCCCGGAGCCCATCTACCGGCTGAACTCGGCCAACCTCGCGTCGGCGACGGTGGCCAATGCCCAGTACATGCGGTACACCATCGCCCCTCGGCTGGCGACGCTGGCTGCGGAACTGACGGAACTGCTGCTGCCGCAGTTTGGCGTTGAGCCCGGCGAGATGTGGTTCTGCTTCGACGATCCGGCCCAAGAGGACCAAATCCAACTGGCGACCGAGATGCGGGCGGCGGAGATGCAGGGCCTCGTCCGTCCCAACGAGTACCGAGCGATCATGGACCTCGAGGCGTTGCCCGAGGAGATGAACCTGCTGCGGTACCGTCAGACGGAGGCCCCGTCGGCTGGCATCCTTGGCGGGCTGGGCCTTCCTGCCCCGTCGAAGGCCAGCGAGATGCCCAGCAAGGACATGGGCAGCGTTGACGTCGAGGCGGGCACGGTGGACGAGGACGCGGCCCATGAGGCGGCAAGCGTTGACATGGAGTCGGGCATGGACCCGGCTAGTCCAAGTGTGGACGTTGAATCTGCCGATGTTTCACCGAGCGGTGAAAGCGTGAAGTCCGTTAGCGTCAAGGCAGATGGATACAAACCGACAGACGCGATGGCGACCGAGGCCCAGCGTGGCCTCGACTGGCGTGCCGAGTTCGGCCGCGGCGGTACCGAGGTTGGAGTCGCCCGTGCTCGTGACATCGTAAACAAGCGCAACCTTTCGCTCGATACCGTGTACCGGATGGCGTCGTACTTCGCTAGGCACGAGGTGGACAAGCAGGGAACGGGCTGGAAGCCCGGCGAAGAGGGCTATCCGTCCGCCGGCCGCATCGCATGGGCTCTGTGGGGCGGCGATGCTGGACGCGGATGGGCAGACAAGATCATCAGTGACGTCGAGGCTGAGGATAACAAGATGGCCGCGGGCACGGAGGCCAGCGATGGGACGTCGGAGAAGTCGGCGACGGGCATGGCGTCCGCAGCGAATCCTTGCGTCGATCACGCGTGCGGATGCCGCGGCGGTACTGCACGATGCGATGGTGGAACTTGCGTGGGAAAGGGTCTGGCGGACGCTGCCGAAGCCGGGCAGGCCAAAGCCGACGCCGCAAGCGGTGACGTTGTACCAGTCGAACCCGCTCCTGGTGCGGATACTGGCATCGCAGATCAGCCGCAACTGAGGCGGGTGCCCAAGCGGTGCAAGGCGATGGTGACAATGTGGGACGACGCGACCGGCGTCCAGCAGTTGGCCGCAGGTGTGTTCTCGCGGTTCGAGCGTGACCTGCGAGCGTGGTACGCATCGGTGGTGCCGCACATGATCGGCACGACGCCGGACGCCAGCGGCCTTCCCGTGCTGGTCAACCTGACGGGCGATCAAGTGCAGGCGTTGAACGATATCTGTACTGGGTTCATCATTCAGACGATGGTCGCAGGCGGCATCGAGGGCTTCGCCCGCATCGGCATCGACGACGCGACGTTCAACACGGCGAACGAGGACGCGATGCGGTACGTTCGTGGCCGCGGCCTCGAACTGGCGACGAGCATCCCCGACACGCTCAAGGCGACGGTGAACGAGGCGATGGCAAATGTCATGGGCACCGATCGCGGCGTCAGCGTGACGACGATCCGCGATGCGGTGCTGGGCGAGGTGCCAGACCTGACCGGCTATCAGGCCACCCGTATCGCCCGTACGGAAGTGTCGTTCGCCTTCAACGAAGGCAGCCGCCAAGCGTGGAAGCAGGCCGGCGTCGCCATGAAGGAGTGGGACGTCGCGGGCGGCCAGTGCGACATCTGCGAAGAGATCCAGACCAAGTACAGCAAGGCCATTCCGATCGACGAGGCGTTCACGCTGGGGGCATTCTCAGGCATGTCGCCACCCGCTCACCCGAACTGCCGCTGCGGCATTCTGCCAGTTGTGGAATACACCGATGACTAAGACTCCCGACCAACTCGTCACCGCGATCCGTCGCCGTGCGATCGAACGTCGCTCGATGAAAGACGCCAATGCACCAATCGGCATCATGGCGGGCCGCTGGTCGCACAACACCAAGGCCGGCGTCGAGCAGGTGGCGGGAAAGCCGCTCGAGGTGGTGTGCTACGCGAATACGGCGGCGGTGGACCTCGAGAGCGAGGTGGTGCTGCCGACGGGCTGCGACATGCAGTCATACCTCGGGGTGAACCGCAACCTGTTCGTCGATCACAACTACGACGTGTGCTCGGCGGTGGCGATTGTTCGGTCGATGACGCTGACGCCGAGTGGGTGGCTCTGCCGCGGCGTGTTCCACAACGACATGACCAACCCGTACGTCCGGGCGTGCGTGGCTCTAGCCAAGGCGGGCACGCTCGCCATGTCGATCGGATTCGAGGCGTTGGACTGGGGGGCACCGACCGCGGCGGAACTGGCCGCGTACCCAGGCATCCAGTCAATCGTCCGTCAGTGCCGCGTGCTCGAGGTGTCGTACACGGCGATGCCGATGAACGTGACGTGCCGCCAGGTGGGGACGAATCTCGACGCCGCGGCCGAGAACGCCGAGAAGAGCCGCAAGGCCTTGATCGACGCTCGCATCCCCGAGCGGGTCATTGGCGACTTTGGCGTGCGGCCCAAGCGGGTGATCGTTCTCCGCTGACGGGTATACTGGGATCGACTCCTCCTTCGCTGCGGCGGTGTCACGACGACACGCCGCGGTTTCGACAACCGAATACACCTGCGAACGGCAGGCATCGTGCATCGGCGAGGTGTTCTCCCCGCTGCCCCGTGTCGAGTCCGAGCAGAGAGCAACCCCAATGCGGCCATGCCGCAGGAAGTTCTCATGCTCACTCGAAAGACTTTGATTGATAGCCTCAAGGCCAACGGCCTGACCGGCGACGTGACTCTGGAGTCGGCGAAGGCCCACGTGGCCCGCCTCGCTTCCGAGGGCGTCGAGTTCACCGACGAGAACGGATCCGCGATCGACGTGGATGCCGTCTGGTCCGCCAAGTCCGCCATCAAGATCGCCGCTGACGTGTCTGGCGTCAAGGGCACCAAGTCGCCTCACGCTCCCATCGCCGACGAGGCGACCGAGAGCGTCGGTCCCCAGAAGTTCAGCATCGGCAATGCCCATCGCAAGGCGTACGCCCGCAAGGTCGCCGCTGGCAAGGCCGCGTTCAACGACGCCGACTCCGCTGAGGTGTTTGGTGCGTGGGCCCGTGCGACGCTGATGAAGGGCAACGACTACGCCACGAAGAAGGCAGACCTCGACATCGTGGGCAAGGCTCAGGTTGACTTCAACAACCAACTCGGCGGTGCCCTGGTGCCGATCGAGTTCATGCCGAACCTCGTGTGGCTGACCGAGCAGTACGGCGTCGCCCGCAAGTTGGCGAACGTCGTCCCGATGAGCCGCGACGTTCTGACGGTCCCCCGCAAGACGGCCATCGTCTCGATGAGCCCGATCGCTGAGACCGGCACCATCTCCGCCACGGACAACTCGTACAACAACGTCACGCTGACGGCGAAGAAGTACGGCGTGCTGTTCCAAGTCTCGCGTGAATTGCTGGCGGATTCGGCCGTCAACATCGCCGATGACATCGCCCGCAGCATCGCCGAGGCTCAGGCGATCGCGGAAGATCAGGCCTACTTCCTCGGCGACGGCACGCCGACCTACTCGAATCAGGTCGGCCTCACGCTGGGCCTGCCGAGCGGTGCGTACCTGACCGCGACTTCGTGGGGCAGCATGACGGTTGCCACCTTCACCAACGCCATCGGTTCGGTGCAGAACATCAACCCCGCTCGCCTCGCGTTCGTCTGCAGCCGCCAGTTCTTCGCTCAGGTCATGCTCAAGTTGGACAAGCAGGCGACGCAGTTCAAGGGTCTCGTCGAGGGTGGCATCGCCAACAACTTTGGCGACGCCACCTTCCTCGGCTTCCCGGTCTACTTCTCGCAGGTCCTGCCCGTGTCGGCCGCGACGAACAAGCCCTGTTACTTCGGCGACTTCATGGGTGCGACGATGCTCGGCGACCGCCGCCAGTTGGAAGTCCAGACCTCAGACATCTACTACTTCAACACCGACTCGCTCGCCATCCGCGGCACCAGCCGCTTCAACACCGTCATTCACGGCGACGGCCGCGGCTCGACCGTGGGCCCCATCGCCTGCGTGCAGGGTCTCGCCTGATTCCTGACCTCGAACACAAGGACCCGATCCCATGAACAACATTCAGAACAGCCTCATCGTCAACGCGATCATCCCGACGAGCACGACCTCGACCTCGACGGCGACGAACGGTGCGACCATCGACCTCGGCGCGGGCTCGCCCCTCGCCCTCGGCGGCTTCCAGTCCCTGAACTTCATCGTCAACCGCGGCGACACCGTCGCGGCCACGACGGCGTTCAAGGTGCAGGAGAACATCGCCACCGTTTGGACCGACATCTCTGGTGCGTCAGTCACCATGCCGTCAGGCACTGCTGGCACGGCCATGGTGTCCGTCACGCTCGGCGGCTCGCGTCAGTCTCAGTTGCGTGCGGTCTACACGACCGGTTCCGCCGCCGGTACCTACCTCTTCTCGGCCATCTGCGTCGGCCAGTACCCCGCTAACGGCGTGGTCGGTGCGACCGAGTCGGCCCGTGCGACTTCTGCCGGCATGGTTGCCGGTGGCCGTGCGGTCGTCTGATTCCTCTGCTCACACCAACACCGCCGGGCGGGTTACCGCTCGCCCTGCGGCTTCCAAACGGAGACTCCCATGGCAGCACCAGTCACATCGGCGGCGACGTTCATCGCGGGCGGAAACGGCATTACCTACGCCTCGCAGGTCAACGGCGAGTGGGTCCAAGTCCATGACGACGCCAGTTCGACGGCGATCGGATCCAGCGTGCTGCTCAACCCCGCCAGTTATTCGAGCAGCGTCATTCACCCGCTCATCGTGGACATCGGCACGAAGATCCGATTCATCGGCGAGTACGCTGTTGGAACGAGTGTCATCACGACCAGTCCGACGATTCGCGTGTTCGGTGCTGACAAGATCCCCAACGCCAGCGGCGTCTATCCCAGCGGTACGGTGTTCTGGCGGCTCGACGCCAACACGTTCAACGCGGCGGCAACCACGCTGACGCTGACGGCGGTTGCCAGTTCCCAGCAGGACGCCACGACCGCCTACACCACGCCGCTCAGCAATGACGGCTATTCGCTGCTTGGGGCAAAGAGCGTGCTCGTGCTTCACGAGGTGGCTGGTGCCATCTCCGGCGGTGCGACGACGACCATTCAGATTTCCGCTCAAGTCCTGAACGTGTGAAACGCAAACATGGGAACCACGGTCACCAGTGCGGCGACGTTCACGGCTGGCGGTACTGACATCGCTTATGCGTCGATGTTCGACACCAGCGAACCGACAGTGTGCGTCACTGATTCGCAAACGTCGGGCGTGGCCGCGAGCGTGCTGCTCAATCCGGCGTGGTATTCAGCGTCGGGCGTGGCCTCGCAGATCGTGCCGCTCATCGTGCCGACCGGTACGCTGATTCGACTGTTCCTGCGGTACCCAAGCGGTGCGACGTGGATTCTGTCATACGACGGCACATTCCGCGTCTACGGCTGCGACAAGATGCCCAATGCCGCAGGCGTGTATCCGTCCGGATCGATCTTTTGGCGGCTTGACGCGTCGACGTTCACTGCGGCATCGACCACGCTGACCGCTCCGGCGACGACCGACCATACCGTCAACGGTGCAAGCGTCAAGGTCACCACGCCGATCAGCAACGCGGGGTATCTGCTCCGCGGTGCAAAGAGCGTGCTGGTCCTCGTCGATACCGTCGTTTCATTCGATGGACTTTCCCCGATCGGCACGACCGTTCCGATTGTCGCTCAGGTGCTCTAATGGCAAGCCTCATCTCCATCGCCGAATACAAAGTCTGGGCGGGCATCAGCGGCACCGCTCAGGACGCCCTGCTGACCGTGCTGGTGGATGCCGTCTCTATGGAGGTCCGTCGCTGGTGCGACCGCAACCTGACGGACGGCTTCGAGAGCAAGAGTCGGACCGAGCGGTACGACGGCACGGGCGAGCAGACGATCCAGTTGATGGAATGGCCCGTTACGGCCGTCACCAGCGTCACGATCTATTCGGCTGACGGCACGTCCAACGTGCTGGAAACAGACTCGTACCGCTTCGACGGCGATTCCGGCATGCTCTCTCGCATCGACCCGCGACTGGCACGCTACCCGGTCTATGCGTTCGGCACGGTCAATGCGACGTTCGCCGTGCAGCCGTGGTTCGACGCCGGTTTCAATAACGTCGAAGTGGTCTACACGGGCGGCTACGCCACCATCCCGGCCGACCTCAAGATGGCGTGCTACCGCCTGACGGACCTCGCCTACTCGGCACGCGGACGCAACTTCAACCTTGCCAGCGAGTCGCTCGGCCAGTACTCCTACAGCAATCAGGATCCAAAGGCGACGACGGCGATCAAGGCCGAGGTGCTGCGAGCGTACAACAGTCAAAGGAGTTGACCATGCCGCAGACGCCGTGGCACCTGTTCCGCAACTCGATGACGGTGTTCGCTCGTACCTGGTCCGTCACAAGCGGTGGCACGCCGACGACGCCCGCAGTTGGGGCAACGCCGACCTACACGGTCCAGTGCTGGGTTCAACCAACCTCCGCCAGCGACTCGATCCTGTACGGCCGCGACACGACGCAGCAGTTGTACGACGTGTACTGCGCCCCGGTCGATTCGACGGGTGCCGCGTGGGACTGCTCTCCAAAGGACGCGGTGTATATCGACAGCGTGCGGTATCGACCGATGGGAAAGCCCCGCGACATGGTGTCGTTCAACTGCGTGAAGGTTCTGACGGTCGAAGTGGACACGAACTGATGCCAACGGTCAAGGTCAAGATGACGACGGACAAGGCGGCACTCGAGGCCATGATCGTCAAGTCATGCAACGCCGGCCTGACCATGGCGGGCATTGTGGCCGTGCGGCACATCCGCAAGAGTTTCGCCAAGAACGGCAAGGGCAATCCATCGGCACCAGGCACGCCGCCGAACCGGCACAACGGAGTGCTGTTCAACAGCATCGCCTCGACCGAGGCGAAGGAACTGCGGGCGTCGGTCTACACGTCGAACGTCAAGTACGCTCCAGTCCACGAGTACGGCGGCGTCATTCGCGGGCAGACTGGAAGGCTGACGATCCCGCTCAACCGAGAGGCGATCCTGCTCCGCGAGCGGACCGTCACGCTCCGCAGCGTGCCCGGCCTTGTGTACGTTCCTCGGCGTGGCCGCGACCCGCTCCTCGTCCTGCCCATCAATGGCGGCAAGGGCATGAAACCGTACTTCGTGCTCAAGCGGTCGGTCCGCATACCGGCCAGGCCGTTCATGGCGCCAGCGTTCCGCAACGCCGACAACCTCGCCAATATGGCCAAGGCGTTTGCTCGAGCGTCCCGTGCGGCCTTGCAAGGGGCCGTCATCAAGGAGTCCGCATGATCTTCGCAACGATCCATCAGGCCATCTATGACCGCCTCAAGGCCGATACCGGAACCGGAGGCCTGTACGCTTCGGGTGCATGGAACATCGTCAGTGGTGCCTATTCGCTCTTTGGAACGCCAGCCCCGATCGTGTTCCCGTACATCCTGTTCGCGGTCAAGATGGATCAGGACCATTCCCTGACGGCTGACGAATACAACGTGACGGCGACGTTCAACGTGTTTGACCAGTTGCAGGACTGGACGACGACGAGCCAGTTCGATAGCAGGATCGCCGCGGTCATGAACCGCCTGCACGGCGACGCGGTGCTGCAGGTCGGCCGCGTTCCGACGTACGGCTTCCACCGGCATCTCTTGGTTCTGCCAACCAACGGGTATACTGCGAAGGCAAGCCAATGCTTCGTGCGAACGTACGACACGCTGATGCTCGACGAGCACACGATGCAGGGCACGATGACGATGACGTTCCGAGTGTCGGCGTTGGCCGCGACTCCCTGAGACTGAACCATGGCATACCCGCTTACCAGTGAAACCGGCAACCTGACCTGCTCCGCTGCGAGCGGTGATCTTTTGTACCTGCTGGGCACGTCGCTCCGCATGACGACGGATCTCGCCACGCTGAACGTGTCGGCGAACGAAGTCGAAGTCACGCAGGCCACCGGTTCCGCCGTCAACATGATGGAGCGGATCAACGGCCTGCGGGGTGCCACGGTGGACTTCTCAGTCATCTACCCGCGATCGGCACCGACCGCCGCCATGTCCGCTCTCGTGCAGTTCGCCACCGGATACGTCCAGTACGTCAACGCGTGGACGCTCGACATCACTTGGCCCGAGGTCGATATCACGTCATTCACTGGCGTAGCCTCGACGGGCTGGCGGACGTGGATGCCTGGCGGCATGGGATCTTGGGGAGGATCGTGGACGTGCAAGGCCGACAACGCCACGGCGTTGACGATGCCCAGCGTTGGCGCGGCGGCGGCTGGCACGTTCAAGGCATTTGAGGATGGCGTTGCAGACGATCCGACGTTCGCGGGCAACATCGGCACGCCCAAGTTGACGCAGCGGATCAAACTCGGCGACTACTCCGAGGTGACGTACTCGTACAGCGGAAGCGGCAACCTGACGCAGAAGGCGGGCACGTCGTTTCCCGGCCTGTTGTACGCGGGCACGACGGCGACGGCGATCACCAAGCCGACGTGGGACATCAACGGCGACGGTACGCCAGACAATACAACGGTCCTGACGGTCGCCACGGGCAGGACGTACACATTCCCCGCGTTCTGGACGAAGTTGTCGCTGTCGTGGAAGGTCGATGACGTCGTGCGAGTCAGCGGCACGCTGCGAGTCGCCGGCTCGATCACCGCCGCCTGATAGGAGGCATCCGTGGCCGGTCAGAACGCGGGCACAATCACCTACGACGTTACGGCTGACACGTCCAAACTCAAGGCGGACGTGGCGAAGGCGACCGGCGAAGTAAACGCCGTAGGTGCGGTGTCGGCTGACAGGGCGACGGAGGCGACGAACAAGCAGGCGGCAGCGACCAGTGCCCTTGGCGAGCGGCTGCGTGGTGTCAAAAAAACGTATGGCGAGCAGATCGAGGTGGTGCAGGGCCTACTCGGCAAGTTTGTAGCCATCGGTGCGACAGTTGCAATCGCCTATAAAGTCGGACAAGCGATTCGGGAATATATAGTCGATGCACTCGCCACGTCCGTCGAGAAAGCACAGGCGTTCAAGGACACGCTCAATCTGGCCGATGTGCAAGGATCATTCCGGCAAGTCAATGAGCAAGTAGCGGAACTGCAATCGAGGCTTGCCGCATCGACTGAGAGCGGCTTTGCCAACTTCCTGAACACGATGACTGGCGACACGCAAGAGTCGCTACGTCGTCAGATTGCCGACCTTCAACAACTGCAACGAAGTCTGGCGCAAACGCAGCGTGCCGCTGAACGTCGACAAGAAGCGGAAAAGGACGCTGCACGACGCAAAGAAGAAGAGGACATCCTTGCTAGACTTGACGAGGAAGGACGTGCAGGCCGCCAGCGAATCGACGACGAGCAACAGAAGCGACGCGAGGCGTTCGAGGACTTTCAGGCACAGATTCGAGAGATCGCACGGCAGCAGGAAGAGGCGGCCGCCAAGGTCCGCGATTCGTGGGCCGCATCGTTCCGTGCAATCCGCGAGGAATCCAACCGGGCCTTCGCCACTGACCAAGCCGCGTCAATGGTACAACTCGCCGGGCAGTTGCGGATCGAGGGCATGACCGCCGCCGCCAACATGAACCAGATCGTCGTGCAGGGGGTCGGCTGATATGTCGCAACTGCCAACCGCATACGAACTCGCACTTCAACGTGACTGGTCTAACAACCGGGCCGGCAAGCAATCTGCCCGCCGACGCTTCGTTGTTGATTCGATCAACCCTGCGGCGGCTCTGCTTGCCAACGGCATTCCCAAACTGAATACCGAACACCCGGATTTGCCCAACCTGCGGCTCGACCGCTACAACATCGCGGCCAACACCGACGGCACATGCTCAGTCGATTGCGAGTACTCCAACGACTCGCGGTTTGTCGATCTTCGGCAGCCGAACAAAGACGCGCCTGACTGGTACCACTGGGGCTGGTCGATGCGGAAGGTCATGGTGGACATCCCGATCGCGGTGCGGTCGGCCATCCTCGGAAACGACCTGGCGGGCCAGCAGACCACCAAAAAGGTATGGAAGATCGCCAAGAAGCAGGTGGCAGAGACTCGCATCATCCGCCCGCTCCAAGTACGCGTGAAGATCAACAACGTCCGAGACCTCGATGTGATCGCCCAGCAGACCGACAAATTGCACGTGATGCCCGACGGCAAGACGTACCGATTCGAGGGTGCCAACGTCACGCAGGTGGATGACGAGGGGTACTACGACATCTCGTACACATGGGAACGCGATGAGGGAACGACGTTCTTTCCGGAGGCCAACACCGAGGACGTGAAGTATTGCGTGCCGGTCGATGTGCTTGGCATCCTCATCAGATACCCATACACGGTGTTCGTCGCCTATCAGGTTGGAAACCCCGAGACCGACCTTCCAAAGTGCGACACCCAAGAGGTGTACGAGTCTGGCAACCGTCGTGCAGGCAATAACAACGACGGGCTCGGGTGGCAACTGCTGCCCGGTGCTGAGAGGATCATCTGATGGCCGACCCTCGCCTCATCCTCGGACGCATCGCGGCGGTCAACGGCACATCGCCGGGCCGTGCGTCGTCCATCTCGTACACCATCGCGGTTCATGATCCGAACGTCGAGGGCATCTTCACGCTTGAACGACAAGTGCCGGCGAAGCGACTGCCCGACGAGATCGACATTCAGGCATACACCCTCGGCGACATCGTGGTGGGCAGCGTCGAGGCGAACCGCGTGCGGTGGCACTTCATCGAACTGCCTGCATTCGGCCCGTGTCCGACTGGCCCTGCACCGCAGCCCGTCATCTCGCCAGAGGATCCGCTCATCATTCCTGTGCTCACGCCGTATCCGACGGTCAATACGCAGAGCGTTGCCATTCAATCTGGAAGTCCGTCCACTGAACCGACTACCCCTGATGAGTGATCATGCCAACCACCACCGAAATCCTCACGCCGACAAATGTGCCGCAGGGAGTTGTGTTCAATCCCACGGCGGTCCTGTCGTCGATCAACAGCGGCCTCGTCTACGACGTGCAGCCGTACAGCACGATCCGTCCGCAGATTGACTTCCCGCTCGACACGGCCGCGGCGGGCACCATCGACGTGCAGGGATCGCTCGACGGCGAGACGTGGTCGGCCATGCCGCAGGGTGCGGTGCAGTACACCACGGGCGGGCTCAAGGCACCGATCTACGTCGCCGGCGTGCGGTACGTCCGGTTTCAGGTCACGGCGACAAGCGGCACCGTGGAGTATCGCCTGACGGTCACGGGCACCGTTGGCGACGTGCTTGAGGTTCCAACCGCGGTGGGCACTCGCGGCTGGTACGGCGTCTTCAGTGACTCAACCGATCAGGCATTGAACAAAAACGCAGCCACGCTCATCACTTACAACACAACGGAAGAATCAAGCGGCATCAGCGTCGGATCGCCGACCAGCCGCATCGTGATTGCCAATGCCGGGACGTACAACTTCCAGTTTTCTGCCCAACTGCTTCACAGCGGTGGTGGCGATGAGGTTGTGAGCGTCTGGTTCCGAGTCAATGGCGTTGACGTTCCGCGGAGCAACACATACTTCACCATCGAAGGCAAGAACTCTGACGAGGTGATGGCGTGGAACTATGTCGAGACGCTTGCAAGCGGCGACTACTTTGAGATCGTCATGTCGGCGACCGATACCGACCTGACGCTCGACGCGAGTGCTGCGGCAACATTCCCGACGCGACCGGACACACCGTCCATCATTTTGACCGTGACGCAGGTGATGCAAACGCAGGCCGGGCCGGCGGGAGCAACGGGGCCGGCGGGTTCTTCTGGTCCTGCTGGACCGACTGGACCGACTGGAGCGACCGGTGCAACAGGACCAAGCGGAGGGCCTACCGGGCCAACAGGTCCGACGGGACCCACAGGCGCGACTGGTCCTACTGGTTTGACAGGAACGACAGGTCCGACCGGCCCTACGGGGCCGACCGGCCCAACCGGTGCGACCGGCCCCACGGGTGCAACTGGACCAGCAGGAGCGACCGGCCCGGCCGGTGCGACTGGTCCTACGGGTCCGACAGGTCCGACGGGTCCGACAGGCGCGACTGGTCCTACTGGTTCGACAGGTCTGACGGGTGCAACAGGGCCAGCAGGAACGACCGGCGCGACCGGCCCGACTGGTCCGACAGGTCCAACGGGACCAACAGGACCAGCGGGTGCGACCACGTTCCTCGGCCTGACCGACACACCGTCGTCGTACAGCGGAAATGCCGACTATTGGCTCAAGGTCAACGCCGCAGCCAATGCCGTCGAGTTCGCCACGCCCGGAAGCGTCGGACTCTTTGGCACCGGCGAAACAAGCGGCACCACGACAATCAACAGCAACACGGGCCTTTCAACCAACACGGCCTACGAGAATCTGACGATTACAAACAGCGCGTCAATGGCACCGGGCGGATATCGGTTTTTAGTGAAGGGCACGCTGACGATTGATTCCGGTGCGAAAATTTCTTTCAACGGGAACGCCGGTACAAACGCGACATCATCAGCGGGCGGAGCCGGTGGCGGCTCTTCGTTCTCTGTGACGACGTGGGGAGGAACGGCTGGGACGACTGGTGGCGCGGGTGGAGCGGGAGCCGGATCGCAAGCATCGTCTACGTCGTCGATACATTGGCAAGAAAACAATGCGACTTCAAGCGGCAAGGGCGGCAATGGCACAAGCGGCAACGGTGGTGCCGCACGATCAGGAGGTTCGAGAACGACGGGAAATAGACGTATGCCATCGACGGCGTCACTGTATCAGGAAGGCACGATCACCGCATGCAGTGGAGGCGGTGGCGGTGGCGGTGGTGGCGGTGATGGAACTGCTGGCGGTG